CAACATTGCTACTGCTATCCCTAAATCGCGAATTATTAAACAGATTATTGATTCCCCTGAATTTAAAAAAATCTTTCCTCGTGTTCGTTTGAAACAGGGGATGCAGAGCGATATCGGCTGGTCAATTGATTTTGATTATGCCGGTATTCCCAGGCTGGGTGATGAAGAGTTCACGCTTCGTGCTGCCGGTCTTCGAGGCTCGATTACTTCAAAACGGGCGCATTTAGTTATGGTCGATGACCCTATTAAAAGCTCAGCGGATATTAAGAATCCAGCCATTCGAGAAGAAATGGCAAGTAATTGGTCGTCAGTTATTAGCCCAATTATTTTCGAAGGTGGGCGAGCTATTTGCTTGGGTACTCGATTCCATCCGTTAGATATTCATAAAACTATGTTCGTGCCAGAAAAAGGTTGGGAGCAAGTTCAGCAGGAAGCACTTACATACGATGACCACGGTGAACCAATTAGTTATTGGCCTGAACAGTGGAGCGCAGAATTTCTATTAGAGAAAAAGCAGCTTGACCCCGTGGCATTCGCTTATCAGTATCAACAGCAGCCGGTAATGACAAGTGACTTAATCGTGTCACCTGATTTGTTGGTTAAAGGTGAAGTTGTTACGGAGTTCGATAGTTTGGCTGTCGGCATGGACTTAAGTGCCAGTGCCAATGAAACATCGGATTACACCGCCTTTGTGCTCGGCGGACGCCGTGGAGATAAGTACTACATTATCGATGCGCATCAATGTAGGTCTATCGGTAACTTAGAAAAAATTGATTTACTTTGTGACATGCTTGTTGAATGGGGTATTTTGGTTCATGAACACGATCAATATCTTCCTACATATTCAACGGTAACGTTGGTAGTCGAATCAGTTGCTTATCAAGCTTCACTCGCCGCCGACTTAAAACAAGTTCTTATTTTGGATAGAGGTTTAGGCAATTTAAATATTCATCAAGTTAAAGGATTCCGGGGCGACAAAATTGCGCGGTTCCGAGGGACACTAGGCGTCCTAGAAAATAAAAATTTAGTCTTTAATAAATATCGAAAATTCGATGCTCTATTCGATCAGATTATTAACGTAGGTGCGACAGCCCACGACGATTTGTTGGATGCTTATACGCATCTAATTCATTTTCTTCAGCGGCGCGGAAACTTTCAGCTTGAGTATTAATCATGCGTATAAATGCTTATATAACTGCGCATGAGCCTTTAAGTAGAGTTCATAGTTTGCGTAAGTTAATTTCGGCATATTTAAAATTTCATGCCGATGTTCGTGTTTATATAACTATTAATAACGAAGCGGAAAAAGATATTGATGAACTTAAATTTAGTTTGTCCGATTTAAATTTACATTGTACTTTTTTATGCGCTATTCAACCTGATCTGGGGTTTGCGCTGCCGTGGGCTAATGGACCTGTTTTTAAACAACATGTAGAAAATAATGATGCTGACTATTACATTTATCAGGAAGATGATATTTTAATAACTTGGGATAATTTTAAATATTTTGTTGATTGGAAACTCATATTACAACCTTTAAACTTGGAACCAGGATTCATTAGATATGAATTATTTGAAAATCAATTTATACCTTTTGACAATCACCACCAATGGTCTTTTACGAAGCCGACGCCTAATGCCCTAATAACAGGAGCATATCAAACTAAATGTATTCTGCTCAATACTCCTGAAGCTCACTGTGTTGCTCAATTAGGTAATCCTTATTACGGCGCATCTATTTTGACACAAGCAGATGCTGTTACTTATGTCAATTCGGATAGTTTTGATGTTGATAAAAGTTATTTAAAGAGCGGATTTAGAGACTGGCCCATTGCTGATCGTCGTTCGATGGGGTTGTGTTTTGAAAATTTAAATAAACTACAAGACCACAGGCGATGTATTCCGGTTGTAAAAAATGATAAATATTATGTGCCTTTAAAGCAGAGCTTAGTTTTACATAATGACTTAAAGTATTCCCGGCAGCTCAAATCTGAAGGACATAAACTTATAAATATAGAAACATTCCTAACCGCGTGATTCGTGGTTTATTTAGACGGTATAACTATGCTCGACCTGTGAACGTGTGCTACGTTCTGGGGAACAGATATTCTTGCGAAACTTTAAGTGCCTGGGATGCCTATTTACGACGCGAACAAATTGAACAACGAGGAGGAACAATTTTTTGGTTTAATCCTTGTTAATCTATTTAAATAGTATGAAACGAATAAATCCAGCAACAAATGAATATTTCAGAGCAGGCGATGTTCGTGAGGATGGTTTTATATTTCGAACTTACGAAAAACATAAATTATTAGAAAACGGATATTTTAAAGAAAGTTGGTTATCTCCAGAAGCGTATAAAAGATTCAGAGTAAAAAGTCAACAAGCAATAAATAAATGCAACAGAGAAAAACAAAGTGAAAGATTAAAATTCATAGCTGAGTATAAACTAAAAAAAGGATGTGAACGTTGCGGCTATAAAGAGCACCCTTGCGCTTTAGATTTTGCTCATAAAGATCCTGAATTAAAAGAATTTACTGTTTCGAAAATTTTGACACGTAATTTTAAAAAAATTGAAGCTGAAATTGCCAAGTGTCGAGTACTCTGTTCTAACTGCCATCGTTTAGAAACTCATGGAATCATCAAATTTGAATGATCTAAATCCTATTAAACCATCTTATTATCATAAAGATGGTCTGGAGTGTTTTGAAGTCATACAAAGTTTAATGGGTATTGAGAGATATCAAGGATTTTTATGGGGAAACGTTCAAAAATATCTTTGGCGTTGGGAAGATAAAAATGGAAAACAAGATTTAGAGAAGGCTATTGAGTATTTGGTTAAACTGGTAGAAACACTCCCTTGATATGGACGTTAAAGCATTTGGATCGTATTACGGGCAAAGTGCAACTTTGCCGTATGCGAGTGGATTTGTTGTTGCGTCTGGGACTAATGCGAATTTTCCTTCTTGTCGCGCTTTATATACCCAAGCATCTTCATCAACGGCGGCTTATAAACTCGTTATCGTTCCTACGGACGGTCTTTCCCCGAGCGCGATCACTTTAAATTCGGTGCGAGCTGATCAACTTATTCCTATTTCCTGCACGACAATTTCCGGAACTTCAACCATTGATAGCGTCGTGGTGCTTTACTGATGGCTGAAGTCGCCAAAAAAAGAGATCCTGAAAAATGGGCGCGAGCAAAAGCCAAAGCTCGAAAGAAGCTTGGCGGTCACTCAGCCCGAGCAATGCAATTGGCTGTCAAGTATTATAAAGAAATGGGCGGGCGTTACGAAGGCAAAAAGTCTTCGTCTAATCGACTTACTCGATGGGGTAAGGAAGATTGGATGACTCGCGAAGAGTACGAAAAACGTAAGGAGCGTTGATCGTGGCTACCGCAAAAGATTACTTAAGTGCTCTGTTCGATCCGGATAAAAGTTTTTACGACACTCTTGTCACAACGGAAGATTTAGCAAAAGCTCGTCGTGCGGCTTTAAGTAAAACAGAAATCATAAGCGGCATCATCAATCCTTTAAAACAAGAACTTTTAAATAAAGCTGCAGTCGGTGCGGCTCTTTTAGAAACTACTGATTTTTATAAGCCGAAAGCCGGCGGTCAAATTTTTAGGTAAAAATTATGAAAGATCGTTTATTTCTAGAAAAAAAAATTACTGAAGTAATTCCGGTGTGCCCTAAAGCCACCGTGGATGTCGAAGAAAACACTAAAAATAGAAATTGGACGATTAAAAAGTTTGCATACGGTCCTTTAAACCCTGATTGTCCTGATCCTGGTTTTTGGGAACGCAAAGCGGATATGTGGAATACCGATGTTTCACACGCGCAGACTGCTTTATGCGGTAATTGTGCTGCGTTTGATCAATCTTCAAAATTATTAGAGTGTATTAAACAAGGAATAAATGAGACTAAAGCAGCCGATCCATTAGATGTTATGGAGTTAGCTAATTTAGGTTATTGTCAATTATTTAAATTTAAATGTGCGGCGCAACGCACTTGTGACGCTTGGCTTTACGGCGGTCCGATTCAATAAAATAAATGGCAGATCTAGCGCGAGAAAAAGGACGCACTGAGCGGTATCTTCCTAAGTCAGCGTGGGCGCAATTAAGCCCGGAAGAACGTCGGGCAACCGATGAAGCTAAAAAACGAGCAACGGCTGGTGATAGACCCGTAAATACTCAAGTTCCAAATACAGCGAAGGCACGCGAAGCTCGTCGCAAAGCTTCCGAGTATATTAAAAAAAAGAGTTCTTAAATCATGGCAAACGGATTTGCGCAAGCTGGAGACTTTTTTGCTCGCGCCATGAAAAAACAAGAACAAGCAGCAAGTTGGCAAGCTAAAGCGCAGTTGCCAACCATGGTTAATTTTGCTGGAACTGAACAAAATATTCCTGGTTATCAGCCCACGGAGGCCGCGCCGCAAACAGTTCTTCCTTCGTTGCAGAGTGCGGCCACAGGGTCTTCCTTGCGTGAATCTCCTGAGATTGTTTCCGAACTTTTATCTAAAGCAAAAGCTAAACGAGCACAGACTGTTTTTGATCAAACAGGATCTTCTTTTAGTGCTCAACCCATGAATGGATATACGCCTCAAGTTAGTAGTGCAGGTACGTCGGTTGTTCCTTCCGCAAAAGGACAACGTATGCCGCCCCGTCCAGGTCGGAGTGTTCGGGCTGGTCAAATTTCTGCTTAAGAGTTAACATACTGCCAGTGACTCTGGCGCACAGTGATTATTGATTGCTTTCCTTTTTTCAATGAAAAGGAACTTCTTGAAGTCCGTATAAATACGCTTAAGGATCATGTAGACGCTTTTTTTATTGTAGAAGCGAATAGAACTCATAAAGGTGATTTAAAGCCCTTTAAGTGTGGCGAATATCTTAAGGAATTAGGTTTACCCGAAGATAAAATTCAACTTATTCATGTCGAGTTGCCTTCAGCGGAGGAAGTCCCCGACCCGTGGATTCGCGAACGTGCGCAACGTGACGCTTTAGCGCTCCCTATGCGTGAAGCGCCTTCCGGGGTTCATTTCTTTGTCAGTGATTGCGACGAAATCCCAAATCCTCAAAAACTCAAGGAAGCTGTTGAGCTTGCCAAAGAATATCCGGAGCAATATGTAAGTCTATCAATGCGTATGTTTTTTGGACGCCCGAATCTAGAAGCCTATTCGCCTAATGGAACTCCTTTCGAATGGCGTTGCGGCATGATTGTCAGCAGCGATCAGATTCGTGACACCACTTTGAGCCAAATTCGTGCCCGTGGGGAATACATGTATTACGGGAATCGTGATGCCGGATGGCATTTAACTTGGATGGGCGGCGCCAAGAAACGGAATGTAAAAGCAAATTCAATCGCAGAACATTATTTGTTTGATAACGACGATATAAAAACATATTTAGAAACTTATGAGCCTGAACATAACGGCCACGATCCGTTAAATCGTCCTGATCACATCCTCAAACAATGCAGTATGGAGGAATTACCGCCTGCATTATTTGCGAATGATGCTTTAAAGATGTTTTTCTTCGGAACTACTGCGGTGTATCAGCATGTTTATTGATTGTTTTCCTTATTTCAATGAGGCAGAACTCTTAGAACTCCGTATTCGGATGCTTTATGACTATGTTGATCGTTTTTTAATTGTTGAAGCAGATAAAACGCACCGTGGTGAACCAAAAGACTTTACTTGTGAACAAACAATTAAAGAATTAGGTATTCCATCAGAAAAAATAAGTCTATTGAAGGTACAACTTCCTTCTATTGAGGACAATTCAGATCCTTGGGTACGTGAACGCGGGCAACGAGATGCTTTGGCGTACGCAATGGACATGTTTGCCGACGATACGATCTTTTTTGTCTCCGATTGTGATGAAATTTTAGATCCTGAGAAACTAGATGATGCGCTTCGTACTGTAAGTGCAAATTCCGACAGGATTGTCCACGCGCCAATGGTTTTTCTTGTCGGGCGAGCTGACCGCAGGGCTTGTATGCCCAACAAAGTGCCTTATTTATGGACTGCACCGTATTTTTTGATTAATCACCAGCGTAAAAATCAAAGTTTGTCGCTTTTACGAGAAAATCAAGGGCAATATTTCTATAAAGACGGTCAAATTGTTGATAAAAGTGTTTTTTCAGATCCGATTGAGGTAACCGCAGGCACTTGTGGATGGCATTTCAGTTGGATGGGGGACAACACGCGGCGTCAAATTAAATGTCGCTCTTTTGTTCATTGTTTTGATTACATTCCCGCCGCCGCAGCACCGTTGAACAGCGACGAAATGCAAAATTTCATTGCAGATTATGCGCCTGAGGTCGGAGCAACTGATCCTATAGGTCGTACGGATCATATTTTGGAGTACTAC